GCCGACGGGATCGTCCTGTCGCGCGCCACCGCGGCCACCGCGACCAGCATCACCACCACGGGCCTCGACGGTGCGCTGGGCCAGGGCGAGATGTACCCGCCCCGCAACGTGACCATCACCGCGACGTCGAACGCGAACTTCGACCTCACGACCTGGATCGTGCGCGGCCTCGACGAGAACGGCCTGCCGCAGGAAGAGGTCTTCGTGATGCCCGACGCGGGCAACACGACCCTCACGGGCAACAAGTTCTTCAGCTACGTCACCGAGGTCTACGTGCCCGCGCAGAGCGGTACCGGCGGCGCGTACACCGTCGGCTTCGGCGCGAAGCTCGGCCCCCTCGACAAGCACTTCGCGGGCGTCGCGCTCTACGACGCGACGAAGCCCCCGGGCGCCTACGCCGAGGACGACTCGGTGAGCGTGCTCGAGGAGGGCGCGATCTACGTCCAGAGCGAGACCGCCGTGGACCCTACGAAGCCGGTCTACGTGCGGCAGGTGATCTCCGGCAACGAGGTCCGCGGGCACTACCGCGCGACCGTCGACGCCAACGACCTCGCGCAGATCGTCCGTGCGCGCTGGATCGAGAAGACCACGGGCGCCGGCGTGGCCGGCCTGCGACTCCTGTCGCGCTGAAGGAACGACCATGAAGCGATCCATTCGTCAGGACCAGTACGCGAGCGTCATCGGCGCGATCAACGCGAAGCTCCCGCCCGAGCAGCGCCTCGACGCGAACGAGACGGCGATCCTCACGCGCCAGCTCGTCGACATCGACGCGCGCGCGTTCGACCAGCTCTACCCGGAGCTCAAGGGCACCCGGCTCTTCCCGGTCAAGAGCGACATCAACCCCGGCGCGCGGACGTACCTCTACGAGGTGCGGGACTACGCGGGCCAGGCCAAGCGCGTCACGAACTGGGCAACGGACTTCCCCGGCGTCGACGTGCAGAGCGGCGAGGTCGAGGCGCGCCTGGAGAGCTACGGCGACTCCTACGCCTACACCCTGCAGGACGCCCGCGCGTCGCTCATGGCGGGCCGGTCCATCGAGGACAGCCGCGCCCTGGCCGCGCGTGAGGTGCTCGCCCGCAAGCTTGACGTGCTCATCGCCACCGGCGACAGCGACGTCGGGATCACCGGCGCGCTCAACAACGCCAGCGTACCCACCTTCTCGCCCGTCACGGGCGTGTGGTCGAACGCGGGCACCGACGGCGCCGAGATCGCTCAGGACCTCATGGCGATGCTCGGTGACATCCGCGTCGACAGCCGCGGCTCCGAGAGCGCCGACGCGATCCTGCTGCCGCCCTCGCTGGAGGAGATCGCGCAGCGCAAGCTGATCCCCAACACCGACGTGACCGCGATGGACTTCTTCAAGAAGAATCGTCCCGGCATCACCGTCGACACCTGGGAGCTTCTGGAGACGGCCGGGGCGGGCGGCGTGCCGCGCGTCATGGCCTACACCCGCCGCGAGGAGAAGGTCTGCTCGCTGGTTCCCGTGGAGTTCGAGACCTTCGCGCCCCAGCAGGAGGGCCTCGCCTGGAAGGTGCTCTGCCACCTCCGCGCGGGCGGCGTCATCTTCCGCTACCCGGGCAGCGCCCGGTACATGGACGGGTGCGCGTGATGGAGCGCGAGCGCCACATCGTGCGCGTCCGCAACGCGCACTCCGCCAAGGTCTGCGGCGTCGCCGCGGGCGCCCAGGGCGAGGTCGACGCCAACAACCCCGGCGTGGCCATCGCGCTCAAGACCGGGCTCCTGCAGCCCGTGCGCGAGGATGGCCTCGTGCTCCCGTCGACCGACGAGGGCATGGTGCCCGCGAGCGAGCTCCGCGCCGCCGTGGCCGAGATCGACCGCCGCGGCCAGCTCCTCGAGCAGGCCCACCGCGAGCTCACCGAGCTCCGCGCGCAGGTCGAGGCGCTCACCGCGCCGAAGGCCCCCGTGGTCGACGGCGAGAAGCCCGCGAAGGGCCAGAAGGCGAGCTGATCGTGGCGATGTCCCTCGCGACGTTCCGCGTCGAATACCCCGAGTTCGTGGCCGTTGGCGACGTGCTGGTGGAGGCGAAGCTCGCCGCCGCCCTCACGCGCACCGACACCACGGGCTTCGGGGACGACGCGGACGCCGCGCAGGGGCTCCTCGCCGCCCACCTCCTCGCGATGGGCCCGGGTGGCCTGACCGCGCGCCAGGAGGGCAACGACAAGGCCCGCACCTCCTACCTCGAAGAGCGCCAGCGCCTCGCACGCGCCCGCTTCGGCGGGCCGAGGCTCGCGCGTCCATGAGCGTGCGCGTGGTCGACAACGGCGCTGACGCCCTCGTGGCGCGCATTCGCGCGTTGCGGACCACGAAGGCCGGCGTGCGCGTGGGCATCCTCTCCGACGCGCCCAAGAAGGAGCGCGAGGGGGCGACGGGGAAGCTCTCGCTGCTCGAGGTCGCCGCCGTGCACGAGTTCGGCGCGCCCCGCGCGGGCATCCCGGCGCGGTCGTTCATCCGCGGCACCATCGACGAGAGGACCGACGACATCGCCCGGCTGGAGCGCGTGCTGCTCGCCAAGGTGGTGGCCGGTGACATCGAGCTCAAGCCCGCCCTCGACGCCATCGGCGCGAAGGTGGCGGGGTGGATTCAGCAGCGCATCGCGGCGGGCATCGAGCCTGCGCTGAGCGCCGAGACCGTGGCGAAGAAGAAGAGCAGCACGCCGCTGGTGGACACGGGTCAACTCCGGTCCTCGGTGACGTGGCTCGTGGAGGGCGCGTGAACCTCGCGACCCTGGAGCCCGGCCTGCTCACCTGGCTGTCGACCCTCACCGGCGCCCCGGTGGCCCTCTGCGTGAAGGCCAACGCCGCGCGCCCGGTGGTGCCCGCGGGCGCCGCGCTGGTGCTCATCCAGTGGGTGAGCATCCCCCAGGTGGGCCTCGACGCGACGGCGTGGGAATACGACGATGACGCGCCCACCGCGCTCACCGAGCTCACGCCGTCGCTCCATGGCGACCGACGGCCGGTGCTCCAGGTCGACGTCGAGGTCGAGGACCAGCGCTCTGGTTACGACGCCTCCGCGATCGCTCAGCGCATCGTCGACCGCTGCCGCGCCCCGAGCTCGCTGACGTCGCTGGAGGCGCTCAACGTGGCCCTCGCGGGCGTGGCCCCGGTGCGCCGCGCGGACTACCCGTTCAACGGGCGCATGACGGCGCGCGCGACCGTGGAGCTCACGTTCAACGCGGTGAGCCACTACACCGACACCGCGGGGCAGACGGCCACCATCACAAGCGTCCAGATCGGCGCGACGGTGACCGGCTCCGCGGGGACTGCACTGCCCGACACCGTGGACAGCGGAGGCACCTTCTCATGAGCCTGCAAGACATCGTCAGCGTCGCCATCACCCGCGTGTCCAGCGCCGTCACGCAGCAGGGCTTCTCGACGCCGTGCATCCTCGCGTACCAGACGCGCCGCACGAGCGACCGCGTGCACAGCTACGCGAGCCTCGCCGAGATGACCACCGCGGGCTACACGCCCGACGACACGGCGCACAAGATCGCCAGCGCGCTGTGGTCGCAGCCCAACCCGCCGAGCGCGATCAAGATCGGCCGCAGGGCCAACGCGTTCACGAAGAGCGTGCGGCTGACGCCCTCCGCGGCGAACGCCACGGCGTACACCGTCGAGTGTGAGGGGCTGGAGGCCAGCTACACCAGCGACGGTTCCGCGACGGTCGGGGAGATCTGCACCAACCTCACCGCGGCGATCAACGCCCTCGCCGACGTGGATGCGATCCTCGCCACGGGCGGGACCACGAGCATCGCGCCGCAGACGCTCTCGGGCGCGAGCCTCAACGGCGTGCTGGGCTACCGCGCGCTCTCCCCCTCGCGGCGCATCACGCTGGTGCTCTCGGCGCACGCCGATTGGGACGCGACGACCGCGACCATCACCGGCAAGGACGCGGGCGGCAACACCATCACCGACACGCTGGCGATCCCCAACGGGGGCGGCGCGACGGTCACCACCGCCAAGCTCTTCGCGCGGGTGACCTCGGTGGCGATCCCGGCGCAGAGCGGCACCGGGGGCACCTTCACCGTGGGCGTGGCCGCGCCCTGGGCGGCGACCGACGACACCACGCACATCACCCTCGCGGCGCCTGCCGGGCTGATCCCCTCGCTGAAGCTCACCGGCGCGGGCGTGCTGGCGCTGGAGGACCGCACCGCGGACCCGGGCCTCGCCGCTGACCTCACGGCGATCCGCGCGGAGGATGATGACTGGTACTGCGCGCTCCTCGACAGCAACAGCAGCGCGGAGATCCTCGCCCTCGCGGCGATCATCGAGCCGCTGACGCCGAAGAAGATCCTCGTGGCGCAGAGCGCCGACACCGAGGTGCTCAACGCCGACAGCATCACCGACGTGGCCTACCTCGCGAGCGACCGCGACTACTTCCGCTCGCACGTGAGCTACCACCCGCACATCGCGACGGTGGACTCGTGGATCGCTGCGGCCCTCGTGGGCAACGCCCTGGCCTACAGCCCCGGCTCGGTCACCTGGGTGAACCGCGAGCTCGTGGGCATCGGCGACTGGGCACCCACCAGCGCGGAACGCGCCGCCCTCGTGGCGAAGAGCAGCGGCTCCATCGAGACCGTTGCGGGCCGCAAGGTCACCTTCGGCGGCAAGGTCGGCGGGGGCGAGTGGCTGGACATCATCCACGGCCTCGACTGGCTCCACGCGCGCATCGGGGAGCGCGTCTTCGGGCTCCTCGTGTCCGCGCAGGGCGACAAGATCGGCTTCACCGACAAGGGCATCGCCCGGGTGCACGCCGAGCTCCGCGCGCAGCTCACCGAGGCGAGCGCGGCCCCCTCGAACCTGCTCGCCACCTGGAGCACCACGGTGCCCACCGCGGCGTCGCTGAGCTCCGGGCAGCGCGCCACCCGCGTGCTCCCCAACGTCACCTTCAGCGCCACGGTGCAGGGCGCCATCCACGCCGTCAACGTCGCGGGCACGGTCGCGGCCTGAGCCGCACGGAGAACTGAGTCATGAGCGATCCCCTCAAGGTCTACTCGCCGCAGCAGGTCGCGCTGACCCTCGGTGGCCTCGACATGTCGCAGGGCATGGGCGACGGCGATTTCTTCACGTGCGAGCCCGCCAGCGAGGGTCACGCCTCGAAGGTCGGCGCTGACGGCTCGGTCGCCATCGCGGAGATCATCGACCCGCGCGCGAACGCGAAGATCGTGACGATGCAGACGTCGTCCACCAACGCGCTCATGGGCGCGCTGATGGCCCGCGGCGCCATCGTGCCCTTCGAGATGCGCGACATCGCGACGGGCTCCCTGATCGTCACCAGCCCCACGGCCAAGATCAAGAAGTGGCCCGCGACGGCGCGCGGCAAGGAGGTCGGGCAGGTGGAGTGGGAGATCGAGCTCTTCGGCACCATCTGGGCCCACGGCGCGACCGCTGCAGCATCGGTGGGCTGATGCGCGAGCCGGAGATCGTCTCCCTCGGGGAGCACACCTACGAGATCAAGCCGCTGAACACCTCGGCGATGATCAAGCTCATGACGCGGATGGCGCGCATCCTCGGGCCGAGCGCGGCCATGCTCGACAACCCCGCCGACCTCGCGAAGCTGTCGAACATCGGCCGCGTGCTGGCGGACCTCGCGGAGCGCATGGAAGAGGCCGACGTCGTCGAGGTGTGCAAGGTGCTCTCGGAGCACACCGAGATCCTCAGCGGCGACAAGAAGCTGCGTCTCGGCGGCGGCGCGGGCGCGCAGTGGGAGTTGCACTTCCAGGGCGACCCGGTGGGCCTCTTCCGCTGGCTGGGCAAGGCGCTGGAGGTGAACTTCGGCCCTTTGGCCGCGTGGCTGGCAGCGGCCAGCAAGCAAGCCCCGGCGCCCGTCGTCGCTCCGGCGGCGTAGCGATCCACGTGCCCCCGGCTGCGGTGAGTGACATCCCGTGGCCGGTGTGGCGCGTGGCCTCCAGCGGGCGGTTCAGCGACTCGCTGCACACCATCCTCCACGAGTGGACGTTGGCCGACGTCTACGCAGCCAACCAGATCATTGACGCGCTCCTCGACGCTGAGGCGCGAGCCGCGCAGGAGAAGTGACCCGTGGCAGGTGAAGCACTGCGCCAGGTCTTCGCGGAGTTCGGCTTCAAGGTCGACGACGCCCCGCTGGAGAAGATGCTCGCGGACACCGAGCGTGTTCAGAAGGCCGAGGAGTCGCTCTCGAAGACGGAGAAGGCCGTCCTCGCCGACTTCCGCAAGTCCGCGGCCGAGAAGAAGCGCCTCGCCGAGAAGGACGCCGACGCCAAGCAGAAGGCCGAGGAGGAGGCGAAGAAGAAGGCCGACGAAGAGCGGAAGTCCTTCCTCGACTCCATCCCTGGCCTGCGCACGCTCAACAGCCTCAAGGGGAGCCTCGGGGCGCAGTCGCTCGGCCTCGCTGCGGCCATCGCCGCGGTGGTCGTCTCGGCGCACCAGTTCGCCGCCGCGTTCGCCGCGGATGCGATGGCCTTGCGCGAGACCGCCGACGCCGCGCGCGTCACCGAGACGCAGCTCCAGCAGGTGACCTTCGCGGCCTCTGCCGTGGGCGTCAGCGCGGAGACGGCGACGTCGGGACTCAACACCCTCGGCGAGGGCCTGCGGGCCATCGAAGCGCGCACGGGCGGGCCCACCAGCGCGCTCTACCGCCTCGGGGTGCGAGCGCGGAACGTCGACGGCACCATGCGCGCGACGAACGACGTGCTCCTCGACCTCGCCGACCGATTCGAGCGCGTGCGGTCCCCGGTGCATCGGGCGCGGCTCGCGCAGGAGCTGTTCGGTGCGTCGGGGCGCCGGATGATGCAGGTCCTCGCAGGCGGGAGCGCGGCCCTGCGGCGGCAGCAGGAGGACTTCGCGGCCCTGGGTGGCGGGGTGCTCCCCGAGGCCATCGAGGAAAGCCGCCGCTTCGCAGTCGCACAGGGGCGCCTCGGGGTCGCGGCAGACTCGGTGCGGAGCGTGTTCGCGACCTTCCTTCTCCCGGTCTTCACCCGCGCGGCCAACGCCGCCGCGGACCTCACCGGGTGGTTCTCGCGCATGACCCGCGGGACGCACATCGCCAACGCGGCCTTCGTCGGCCTCGGTGTGGCGGGTGTCGCCGCCGCGACCGCGGTGCTCGTGGCGTGGGGCCCGGTCGTGGCGCCCATCGCCGCTGTCGCCCTCGGGGCCATTGCCCTGTCGCTGGCCTTCGACGACGTGCAGAACCTGCTCGAGGGGAACGAGTCCCTCGTGGGCTACCTCATCGACCAGTACGCGGGCTTCGGCGCTGCGGCGCGCTTCGTGGAGCGGATCCGCGACGCGTGGAACGGCGTGGTCGACGCGCTCGCACGGGTCAACGAAGCCGTCGAGAACCTCCCTGCGTGGGCGCGTACCGGCATCGACATCGCCACGGGCGGCGTGCGCCGGTTGCTGCCACAGGAGCGCAGCGCAGGCGCAGAGGGCTCCGAGCAGCCCGCGGAAGCTCTGCCACCGGGAACCACGATGCAGGGCCGTCAGCGCCCTGCGCCGCGCCGTCAGATCCGGCTGACGCCCACCACGCCCACCATCGACCGCAACGCCACCCCGGCGTGGATGATGGGTGGCGCCGCGACGGCTCCGCTGCGCGCAGGGGCAGGCGCTCGTACCATCAACAACAGCGTAAACCTCGCCGCGGGTGCCATCCAAGTGCAGGGCGCCGGCCGCGATGCCCCGCAGATCGCTGACGAGGTCATGCGACGGCTCGAAGAGCGCGCGCGCCGCCAGCGCGACGAAGCCCACCCCCAGGACGCAGAGGAGTAGGCCATGCCCTTGCTCGAATACCAGACCGCCGACGGGCTCCTCGCCATCGCCCTCGATGTGACCGAAAAGGAGGGCTACGAGTCGACCGCCGAGCCCACCGAGCACGCGGTGGACAGCGGCGTGGTGATCGTCGACCACCTCAAGCGCAACCCCGACACCATCACGCTGGAGGGCATGGTCACCAACAGCCCGTTGGTGCTCCCTGCGTCGCACGCCGGGGGCGTCACGGGCGGGGTGCAGCCCACCACGCTCAACGTCGGCGGGCGCGAGCTCAAGGCCAGCGTGCTGACGTGGAGCGGGAGCTTCGACCGGGTGCGCGCGGTGGACGAGGCGCTCAACGCCCTCGTGGGCACCGCGGTGCTCCGGTACACCGGGGTACTCCGCACGGTGGAAGACCTGGTGCTCACGCGGTACAGCACCTCGAAGGACTCCGAGCACGGCAACGCGCTCCCGGTGGTGCTGGAGCTTCGCCGCATCCGTCGCGCGAACATCCAGCGGGTGCCGGTGCCAGCGCAGCGCCGCGGACAGCCGCCGCAGACCCGTGGGCAGCAGCCCGCGCCCCCTGCGGCGTCGGCGCTGTCGAACATCACCAACTGGCTCGCCGGGAGGCCCTGACCATGGCTGTCCTCACCATCCCCTGCGCCCCGGGCGGGCAGAGCACGTGGACGCAGACCACGGCCCTCGACGGGCGCGAATACCAGCTCACCTTCCGGTGGTCGCAGCGCAGCGGCCGGTGGTCCCTCGACCTCGCCGACCAGGACGGCGCGGCCATCGTCACCGGGCGGGTGCTCGCGCCCTCCCTGCGGCTCCTGCGCGGCGTGCGGGACTCGCGGTGCCCCTCGGGCGACATCGTGCTCGTGGACCAGCGCAGCGTGCGCGAGGGCCTCGACGATCCGACCTTCACCAGCCTCGGTGACCGGCACGTGCTGCTCTACCTCGATGGCGCCGACCTCGACGCCGTGCGCGAGGTCATCCCGTGACGCAGCGCCTTTTCATGCGCTCGTGGCGGGTGCAGGTCGGTCCGTTCGCAACCACCGACCTCGACTGCTCGTTCAAGATCGAGCGGACCACCGCCGCGCGCCCCGGGACGTGCGAGCTGGTGCTCTACAACCTCTCCCCCGAGCACCGGGCACAGATCCTCGCGCTCCCCCGGCGCAGGTCGTTCGGCAGCGCAGCGGGCGCGGCGAACCCGCAGACCGTCGTGGAGGTGTCCGCGGGGTACGTCGAGGCCTCCCGCCCGGTGATCTTCCGCGGCAACCTCCGGCGCGCGGTCGAGAAGCGCGAGCACCCGGAGTGGACGTTGGAGATCGGCGCGGGGGATGGGGAGTTCGCGTTGCGGCGCGCGCGGGGGGCGCAGGCTTTTTCGTCGGATGCCTCCCTGCGCGACGTGATCCGGGGGATCGCAGAGCAGATGGAGGTGGACCCGGGCAACGTGGACGACGTCAGCGAGCTCGCGGCGATCGGGCGCGTGGGCGCGCTCTTCCCCGAGGGGCACGTGCTCCACGGCCCCGCCGCGGAGCAGCTCACGGCGCTGTGTCGCAGCGCGGGCCTGGAGTGGTCGGTGCAGTCGGGCGTGCTCCAGCTCCTGCCCCGGGGCCGCGCGCTCCAGCGGTCGGCGGTGGTGCTCAGCTCCGACACGGGCCTCGTCGGCTCCCCCGAGAAGAACGGGCGGCACCGCGCGAAGGCGAAGTGCCTGCTGATCCCTGGCCTCGCCCCCGGTGGCCTCGTGCAACTGCAGAGCACGGTGCTCAGCGGCACCTACCGAATCGGCCACATGGCCCTTGCGGGCGACACCCGCGGGGCGGAGTGGGGCGCAGAGCTCGACCTGATCGCGCTGGCCTTCTACGAAAGCCGGAGGATGTTTCGATGACGTGGGATCGCACGATTGAGCCGTCGCAAGAGGACCTGATCCGCGCGCACATCGAGCACGCGCTCCACCAGGTGCACACCGCGATGCCCTGCCGGGTGCAGAGTTACGACCCGGTGCTCCAGGTCGCAGACCTCGTGCCGCTGGTGCGGTGCGCGGTGCACGACCCCGATGGCGGCATCACGCACGAGGATTACCCCGTGCTGCCCTGCGTGCCGGTGGTGTTCCCGCGCACGAGCGACCACTTCATCGCGTTCGCGATCCAGCCCGGGGACATGGGCGTCGCGCTGTTCTGCGAAGACGCCATCGGGCACTGGCGTGCCGGAGGGGGCGACGTCACCGACCCGGGCTTTCTCGGGCGCCACCACCTCGGCGCGGGCGTGTTCATCCCGGGGCTGTTCGACCGCTCGAAGAAGCTCGCCAACGCGCCTGCGTTCGCGAACACGCCCGGGTCGCCGCGCCTTGTGATCGGCAGCGACGACACCGCCGGGACGCGGGTGACCTTCAACAACAACGGGTCGCTCAAGATCACCCAGGGCAGCACCGTGGTGTTCCAGCTCGACACCGACGGGACCACGCACGTCGGCGGCGCTGCCGCGTCGCAGTTCGTCGCCCTCGCGAACCTCGTGGACTCGCGGCTCTCGACGATCCGCACTTGGCTCAACGCGCACACGCACCCGACCGCTGCGACGGGCCCCGTCAGCGCGCCCTCCACGCCCCTCAGCGCCCTCGACAGCGTGGCCGCGACGAAGGCCAAGGCTACCTGACCTCGCAGCCCAGCAACCACACGTCGCCGCGGTCGGGGCTCACCGTGCGACCCGGCACGCCGGTCACGCCTGCGACGCTGGGTGTCGGCGGCGCGGAGAAGCTCACCCGGAACGACTGCCGCCCGCCGACCTCGGCGCCGGCCACCACCTCGATGTTGCGGCCCTGGGTCGCGCCCCCTCCGACGACGGCCACGCTCGCGCCCGCGTTGCTGCGGTAGTCCGGTACCAAGCCGGTGATCTGCGACCCGGCGCGGAGGTTGAAGTTCAGCCGCGAGCCCGTGCGGGTGCATGTGGCCCCCGTGACTGCGGTGATGGGCTCGACGCCGCAGGGCCCGCCATCCTGCCCCGTGCACGTCTCGAAGAACAACACCCGCACATCGAGGCCTCCCGGCGGCGGGTCGAGCGGGTAGACCTGCGGCCCCGCGTCGACCGGCGGCGCGTCCACCACATCGGGGACTGCGACGGCAACGTCGGGCGCCTCCCCGGCATCTGGCGGTGCGCCCGCATCGAGCGAAGGGCACCGGCAGGCGCTCCACCCGTCGGCGGCGCATCGCCGCTCGCCCAGGGTGCCAGGGCACGCGCACGGCTCGCTTTCGCCAACAGCGCACCCAGCGTCGACGACGTCGCGCGCCATGAGCACGTCAGGAGCGTCGCGCGGGGCGGGTCGGTCGACCGTCACCGCGGCGTCGGCCATCGGGCAGGTGCACGGCCCGAGCGCACGCCCGTCAGCGGCGCAGACCTGGGCCCCTGATGCTCCGCCTACGCACGCACACGCCACCTGCGCGCCGGGAATGCATAGGGATGCCCCGTCCGGCCCCGTGGCGGCGTCTTCCGGCGGGGTGGACGGGCCGGTGTACCGCGCGGAGCATCCGAGGGCGAGGAGGGCCAGAACGGGCAACCAGGAGCGCATGCGATGACCATACGTCGGCCGTGCCGTCCTCGTCCCGGTCAGTGTCGCAGCCTGGGCTAGCCCCTCGCACGGATCGGCACGCACGCTGGGCCGCGTGCGTGACCTTGCCCTCGACCCCCTCACCGGCGATCTGAAGCTCTCCCGCGGGGCTGATGGCCTGCGGCGTGCGGAGCTCACCTCGGGCGCCGACGCCGTGCGCCAGAAGCTTCACCTGCGCCTCGGGCTCGTGGCCGGGGAGTACCCCTTCGACCTCGGGGTGGGGATCCCGCTGTTCACCCAGGTGCTCGGCAAGGCCGGTGGGTTCGCGGTCGCCGAGGGCGTCTACCGCCGCGCAGTGTCGACCTGCCCCGGCGTGCGCAGCGTCGAGGCGTTCCGCTTCTCAGTGAGCACCGCGCGCCGCGCCTCGGTGAGCTTCACCGTCACGCCCGTTGAGGGCGCGGCCATCACCGTCACCGACTTCGCCGCGGGGGCAGCGTGACCGCGGGGCTTACCGCCACCGGCTGGGTGCCGAAGACCGCGACGGAGGTGCTCGCGGAGCTGGAGGCCGACGTGCGCGCGGAGCTCGGCTCCGACGTGGACGTGTCCGCGGAGAGCGTCTTCGGGCCGGTACTCGCGGCGTGCGCCACGAAGCTCGGGCAACTCTGGGAGCTCGTGGGCGCGGTCTACGCAGCGCGCACGGCCTCTGGCGCTTCGGGTGAGGGCCTCGACGCGGTGGCCGGGATCTTCCCGGCGCTCGAGCGGCGTGCGGCCACGAAGGGCACCGTGACGCTCTCGGTGACGCTCAACAACGGCGTGACCATCCCCTCGGGCTCGCGCGCCTCGGTGACCGGGGAGCCCGCGAACGCCTGGGTGACCACCGCCTCGGTGACGAACTCCACCGGGAGCGCCACCACGCTCACCGTCGCCGCGGAGGCCCTCGACACGGGGCGCACCCCGGCGCCGGCCGGGACCATCACCGTCATCGCCACGCCCGTCAGCGGGTGGACCGCCGTAACGAACCTCGCCGACGCGACCGCGGGCCTTCCCGTCGAGACGGACGCGGCCTTTCGGCTGCGGCGTGAGCAGAGCGCACAGCGCGCGGCGTCGTCGCCCCTCGACGCCATCGTGGCGCAGGTGCTGGAGGTCCCGAACGTCACCCAGGTGACCGGCTGGGAGAACGTCAGCGCGTTCCCCGACAGCCTCGGGCGCCCGAGCAAGAGCGTGGACCTGCTGGTGCTTGGCGGCGCCGACGAGGCTGTCGGCCGCGCGCTCTTCGCCGCGAAGTCTGGCGGCATCGAGACCGTGGGCGGCGTCACGGTGACCTTCACCGACGCCAACGGCCGCACACGCTCGGTGAAGTTCTCGCGCCCCACGTCGCTGACGATGTACGCGACGATCCGCGTCGAGGTCGACCCCGACACCTACGCGGGCGACGCCGCGGTCAAGGCCGCGTTCCTCGAGGTGAGCGACGAGTTCCGCGCCGGGTCTCCCGCGCGCATCTCCGACCTGCTCACCGCCGTGTGCGCGGTCGCGGGCGTGACCGACGCCTACGTGTTCATCGGCACCGTCGCCACCGAGGCGCTCCAGCAGCGCACCAACTACGTGCCGGGCGAGCGCGAGCGGTGCGTCTTCGCTGACGGCCGGATCACCGTCACCCGGGGGCTGTCGTGACCGAAGCCAACGCCGTCACCGACGTCGCGCTGATCAGCGACCACGAGGGAGAGGGCGTCGCCCTGCTCCCGGGGCAGCTTCGCAAGGCCAACGTCGAGGGCTTCACCCGCGGCCTCATGACCTCGGTGCAGCGGCTGGAAACGGCGACGCACCCGCTGGTGGTCCTCGGGATCGACGAGAGCTCGGGGCACGCACTCACCCAGCTCGGGGAGCTGATGGGCCTGCGCCGCCTCGACGCGACCACGATCACCGACGCGCGGTATCGCGTTGCCCTCCACGCGTGGGCGCGCACGATGCGCTCCAACGGCACCCTGCCCGACGTCGACGCGGTGATGTCCATCCTCACCGGGGAAGATCTCAACTCGGGCGCGTGGGCGGTCACCGAGGTGTTCCCCGCGGCGATGCTCGCGGAGCCCACGGACGCCCTGCTCACCGATGACGGGTACGTCGGCGCCATCGCGCGTCGACTGCGCGCCGGGGGCGTGGAGCTGCAGGTGATCTGCCCTCCCGCGGGCAACGCGTTCCGGTTCGCCGCGGGCTCCGAGGCGTTGGAGGCCGGGACCAACACCGGCTTCGCAGATCTCTCCGGCTCAACGCCGGTCGACGGCGGCGAACTCGCCGGGGTGGTGCACTGATGGCGTCGAGACCGACACGCATGCCGCGCTTCGCATGGAGCGCAAGCGCTGGCCTGGTGGAGCCGATCAGCTCCATCGCCGACGATGGATTCCCCGCGCGGTTCGAGGCGCCTGCGCAGTGGTTCAACTACCTGTTTCACTACTCCCTCGCCTGGAGCGACTTCCTGCGCGGCCCCGGGTGGGGCGCATGGACGCGTGCGGCGCACGGTGGCAGCGCGGCGACCTTCACCAGCATCACCGGCCTCGCGGTCGACGCTGACGACACCCGGGCGCGGGCACAGCGCTACCGCTACGCGATCACCGGCGTGGCCTCGGGGCCTGCGGCGAAGATCGCCGTCTCGCGCAACGGGCTGACGTGGCAAGACCGCGCCGTGCACGCCGACACAGCGTCGCTCGCGGGCATCGCACAGGTCGGTGTGTACTGGGTCGCATGGGGTCGCGACGGCGGCACCGGCGCCGCGTGGCGCACGCCGGTCCACGACGGCTCCAGCTCCAGCGCGATCGGTGTGAGCGACGCCACGTACTGGACCACCATCGCGGCCTTCGCGGGCCGAACCATTCGCGGCATCGTCGACGGCGGCGGGGACATCTACGCGCTGGAGCGCACCAGCTCGGCGCAGTATGCGCTCGTCGGGTCCAACGACGACGGCACGACGTGGCCTTTCACCGCGGGCTTCGGGTGGAGCGCCGCAGCGCAGGCCACCTCCATCGCCTACGACGACAGCCGCTCGCGGCACATCGTCGCGTCGAGCCTCGGCGAAGTGCGGTCCGTCCCTCCGCTGTCGACCTTCCCCTCGGGCGGCACGACGCTGGGCACGATGACGGGCATCCCCACCGACGCGCGGGTGCAGCTCGTGGTGGGCGGTCCCTCGGACGCGCGCACGCTCCTCGCGTGGGCGAGCTACCGCGAGGACGGCACCACCGCGCTCGCGGCGACGCTGCTCTGGCGCTCCACCGACGGCGGCGCGACGTGGAGCGCGATCACCGTGCCCACCGGGTGGGGTGCGACGATCACGGACCTCGCGCACGTGGACGGCTCGTGGATCGCCACGCAGAGCGCCGCGCCGTACCTCTGGCGCAGCGACGACGACGGGCAGAACTGGGAGCGCCTCCCGCTGCCGGTCACAGACACCCTCGCTGACTGGCCCTTGCAGCGCGCGGTCTACGCCGACGGGCAGATCGTCGCGACGGGGCTGACGTGGACGGTCTACTCGACGCGCGCCTCGGCGACCTCGCCGGGCACGTGGACATCGCGCGAGCCGGTCTACCTCGCTGATGCGGGCTACCTCCGCGGGCGCACGATCTCGAGCACCGCACCGACCAACGGGCAGACGCTGGTGTGGAGCAGCTCCACGTCGCAGTGGGTGCCCACGACCGCGGCGGCCTCCCCGACGACCACGCGCGGCGACCTCATCGTGCGCGGCGCGAGCGCTGACCAGCGCCTGGCGCTCGGGACCGTGGGGCACTACCTGCGCGCGGACTCGCCTGACCCGGCGTGGTCGCCGCTGATGGCGTCGGACCTCGTCGGCTTTCGCCAGCTCATCCCGCTCGCGCCCTACGCCAGCACCGTCTCGACGGCCGACGTCGCCATCGGCGGCGCCTACTTCGCGCCGGCCGACTACGCGATCACGGCCAAGACCACGGTGCTCACCCTCGACGCGATCGGGCAGGTGGTGAGCGGCGTCACGGGCACGCTCACGCTGCACAACCTCACCGACGCTGTCGACGTCGCGACGCTGTCGTGGACCGAGACCAGCGCGACCCGCAAGACCGCGTCCGTGACGCTGCCGGGCGCGGCGAAGATCTACGAGCTGCGGCTCAAGAAGAGCGGCGGCGCGGTCTCTGA